GGGTTCATGTCTTATACAAATTCGTTCCAGCGGTAGGGGTTCAACAAAAATTCAGTGCCGCGGCTTAGGCTGGTTTCGATTGTGCCGATGATAGTGTTTTTGCGTTCTTCGTATAAATCGCCAACAGTCAACAGCACAGCGGCACGCACAGCGGCGGGTAATGCGCCAGGCAGCCAGCCCATCTGCGCATTGTATTGAATCGCATCCAGGCGGTCTTCGTATTGCGTCGGCGGGGTCAGCACAAACAATACCCTGAACCGGTCGCGGCGCGCGTGTGCGTTGTAATACGTCGTTGCCAATGTCTGTAATGAGTTGGCCGTATCGTAATACTTGACACTGGTCAGGCTTTGCGGCTTACCTATCAGGTCAATCGTTTCCGCCGGCCATTCTTCAGCAGTCCATTGCACTGTAGAAAGGCGCGCCGGATAGCCTAAGTAGTTTTCACATACCTCAAAAGCAGCCTCTAAAATCGCGCTTAAATACGCATCCTCATCCGTTCCTACAACGCGCAAATGATCCTTTACATCGGTCAGTGAAATGTACGAAGTAGCGGCATGGATGCGGTTGGTTATGTCGCGGTTGAGGATCATGTGGTATTATCGCTTGCGCTTAGGGGTTACGGTAGCGGTTTCAACTTCGGAATGATCGGCCTTGGCGGTTTCAATCACTACCGCGCGGCCAGCATGAATAAGCGCCTTTGCCTTGTCGGCTTCCAGTTCCACTACGTCTCCAACGAAGTGACCTAAGCTGTAGGGCGGGGCGGTTACGCTGCCTGTAATCTTTACTTTAATTGTTGCCATAATTGGTAAGGCTTTAGCCTTTGTCCGCCGGGGTACATCGGTGTACCCTGACCCGTGTCCATCACGGCGGCGGTAATTGGAACAGCCACACACTCACAGCGGCGGCTGTTCCTTTGGGGGGTTAGGCGGGGTTCGCGTCGAGCATTGCGGCGAACGAAGTCGGGCGATGCACGTTTGCGTCGAGGTAGCTGTTGAGGATAACTTCAACGGTGCCGTCTTTGGCCTTGGTGTAGGGGTTCACCATAATGTCCAAACCGCCCCAGCTTGCCAGACCAAGGTCGGCCCAGTTGCCAAAGAAGATAGCAGACAGGATAGCGCCTGAGGTTGACTTTTCCAGGTTGCTCGCAACGTTGGTAGTCACAGCGCAGGGGAACCCGTTCAAGGTGTTAGGCACGTTCATGATGAAATTACCTTCAACACCGCTCGACTGCTTAGGTGTGTTCTGCAGCTTGTTTACTACCAGCGGGTTTGTAACGTAAGCCAAGCTACCCATGTCGGCGTTATCCACCGCAATCTCTTTGTAAAGACCGGTGATATCATCCCACAGCGGGGCGGCTCCGGTAGCGCCACCTACAACAGACCCGATACCAGACGTACCAGCTACACCGGCAATGCCTGAACCATTGCCATGCAGCGCGGCCTGCTCCAACTTAGTAGCTACAGCGCGCATCAGGAAATCGAAAAGATACGCTTCGATGTTCGCGCTTGACTGAATCATCAACTGCTTTGCAACGTCCACGAAAGCCGCAAGGCGGTTCGGGGTGTAGCTGATTTTGGTAGCAGCAGGACTCACTTCGTCGGCTGCGCCGGTTTCGGTTTCCCATGCCGCTGTCGGCTGAGTGCCAAACGAAGGCAGGTCGAGGTTGCCGATCAGTCCATCAAAGCGGGCGGCTCCGAGCTGTGCCAAAACAAGGCGGGGGGAAAGCGCGGTAATCAAACCGCCTACGTTGGTCTGAACGGCGTACCCGCCTTCAACACCGGCAGGGCTGCCACCGGTAGCGGTCATGTCGCGGCGTTCGCGGTTGCTCAGGCTGCGCAGGGCAACGGCGGGGATAGCCATACCTTTCGGTGCGATACCGCTTTGCGCAAATTCGCTGCGGCCTTCGGAGTCCATCTCGCGATTGATACCGGTCAGGCTGCCGTCGGTAGCTTCTTTAAGAAAAGTAGCGAGACGGAAATTCTTTTCAATTTCGCGCTGCTCACCGTTACCGGTTGCCATTACCACAGGGGCGGCCACTGGTTTCGCGTTGCGCTCCAGGGTTTCGAGGGTTTCGATGTCCTTGTTGAGTTTTTCAACGAGTTAATTTCGCCCGCGCGGGTGATCTGCTCGTCGGTCAGTGTATCGTGACCTCGGAGGGCGATAAGCTCTGACCGGAGGTCTGCCAGCTTCTCGCGCTTTTCTTTGAGTTGGTTCATGTTTATATGCTTTTTTTAAGTGCCTGATTGATAAGCCGCTTTGCGTCGGCCTGCTTCGTGCTGCCGGCTGAACGCTCGGCAATAATTGCAGCCCGTTCACTTTCGATTGCTTCAGCATCGCGGCTGCCTACCGATGTACCTGAATAGGCCGGATAAGTTACCGGCGAAACGTCATATAGCTTTTTTACCTCGAGGATAGTGCGATATGAATCGTCTCCGTATTTTGCAGACGCGCTCCACATTGCCCTGCTTACCGTGAATGCAAAGCTGCTTTGGGTAATGTCACCGCGTTGTATGCTACGCACCACGTGTTGATGTACCGGGTTCTTTGCGTCCGGCACAAAGCTGTATGCAAGGTGGCCGGCGTCGTTGACCCATACCTTAGCCGTGCCGCTCGTTGTGCGACCTACTATCTGATTTGCGTCATGGTTGAATAAAACCGGTATATCAATCTTGCCCTGTAGCGCGGAATCGAAAGCGCCGCGCGCGATCTCCTCTTCAAACCAGCCGCCTATATCTGTGGCCTGGTTGACCACAGCGGCAACGCCTGTTACCTCTGCAGGCCAGTCGCTATCTTCACCGTCCATCCGTAGCTCTACGGTGCCGGTGTATGTCCTGAGTTCCCTTGTTTCTTTCATGCCTGTTTAATTAGCCCCGTCGGGGTTGTTTGTCTTTGCGGCCATTGCCTCCGCTGCATTAATCTTTGATTGTACCCAATCCTGCGACAGATTTGACGGAATCAAATTCGCTTCCATAAAATACTGCTCGCCCTCTGGTATAGCATTCATATCCTCATAGCCGCGCGCCGTGTTTGCGTTCATCCATCCGCCACGAATGGCCATGTTATAGAACTCCGCCCGGGTCTTTGCGTCGGCCCTGAGCAAGCTATTGAATACGAATTTGAAATAGTAGGAACCTTTTTCGTCTTCGCGCAACAGCTTGCGGCGCATCTCTTGTTCCATCATGGTAACAAGCGGCATAATCGTTTGCACGTAAAAGTCTTGCGCCTGCTGTTCCACGCTTGACTTAATGCCCTGCGTATCCGCGCCGATCATGTAAGCCGGCACCCCAAAAATGCGGGCTATTTCTTCCGCGCCAAATTTCCGGGTTGCGATGTATTCCGCTTCCTGCGGTGAAAGGTTCATCTGCTGAACCTCGCTGTCTTTCGGTACGCCTGCGACTGAATCGTCTCCCTCCAATACGTCTTTGAAGGATTGTTTGAGTTCCCGGGACTTTGTTTCGTCCGGCGCGGCTGCTCCAAACTTAAGCAGGAATTTCAGGCTTGCCCCGGATTTATAGAATTTCGCAGTTGACTTCTCAGCAGCCAGGTTAATCCCTAACGTCTGTGCATGGGTGGCAATGGGGGACATACCACGCAGCGGGGTATCTACTGCAAGCCCTTTGAAGTGAAGCATATCAGATGCTTCGACAGGTATGTCTTCGCGGCCCTGAACCTTAATCGTGTAACGCGGTTTGCCATTATCCAAAAGCACTACTTCTACGTTGCTCCAGTGAATAGGCTCCAGTAATTCCGGGTATGCGGTTTGTCCGTTACGGTAAATTCGAGCGTAGGCATTGCCGCCGGTGTCCAGTTGCGCGCTTACCCATTTCAGGAATTCGAAGCGGGTTTGGATCGCATTAGGTTCGTTAATCAAAAAGGAAAGCGGATGTTCGTTATCCACAAGGCGCTGCCCGCCTGTTGCACGGTACAACCGCAGCGGCCGTTCTGCAATGCGTCGATGAGCCATTTCGCAGGCGCTCCAAGCGATGAGCGGCGCTCAGGTCGAGCCTGCCGCGCGCGGGTAATTGTGAACCCTGCGATTTGCACGGTTCAAAGTAATAACCAATTTTCGGCACTATTGCAGGCAAATGATAACAACGTTTAACGGCGGGCGCGTTTTCGTGCCTGATGGAATCTGAAAAGCTGCACCCGGAAGCTGTCATACCCGGCATATTTATTGCGCCCGTGCGCCGCCATACACTCAGCCTCCGTCTGCTCATACGCAGCGCGTCCTGTGCTGCAGCGGGGCAAGTGGTAGTAATACCTGTCAATGAAATCGTATCTGTTCAGTAGGTTCATTACCATGTTTTGAAGTTGTTCCACGTTGCAGGGCTTTCCGATAGCTGTGCATTCAGTACGCACCCCATCGCCATTACCATCGCCACCACGCCATCGACTTTATCGCCGGATTTGGATTTGTCTACTTTGATATTCCCGGCCGGATCTTTTGTAAGCATGACGTTACCCATCTGCCAGCGCAACACCGGGTTTCCGCCGTGCATTATGGCCGCGCTGTTCGCCAGCCGTTCCACCTCTTTTGTCGGGGCGCTCATCATCGCGTAGCCCTGGCCGAACGGCTCCATGTTCAGCCCTGATTCTTTCAGCATTGCCACGGGCTGCGTAGCGTTCCAGCGGTCGTATGCTATCTGCTCAATCGGGTGCACGCCGTGCTGCTCTTTGATGTAATCCACCAAGTACCGGTAATCCGTCGCAGCCCCGGGCGTTGCAATGATGTAGCCGTCCCGCACCCATTGCCGGATAGCATCGCCGGTGCCGTCCGTCCGTTTGGCTATTGCATCCTCGGGCAGGAAGAACGTCGGCAGGATGAACATGCGTTCCCCATCTGTAAACGCCCTGACAAAAGCAGTGAAGTCGCCGGTGGATGCTAGGTCAAGCCCGGCGTAACACTGCATGCCTGCCAGGTCGGCCATTGTGAACGGTTGCCCGCCTTGCATCCAAACGCGGTCGGGTATCCACGTTACCGCCGTATCCGTCCATATGTTCAAATACTTGGTTTTAAACTCGACTTCCTTGTGGGCCATTTCTTTCGCTTCTCTAAAATCCTGGCGCAGCTTTTTCGGCTGAACCGATACGCCCCAGTTGGGGTTCGCCTTGATCCAGTTGCTTTCATCCATCCAATCGTCGCCCTCGTCCAGGGTGTAAATCAGGGCGAAGGTGTTAGGGTCGTCAATCGTGCCGCGCAAAACCTTTTCGCAGTAGCGCTGATACTTCAGGGCCGGGCTGTTGCGGTTAAACCCGGCGGTAGTTACTGCCAGCATCAGCGGTTGCTTGCGCGCGCCCATCCCGGTCAGCAGCACATTAAACAGGTCGTCGTTACGGTGTGCATGGTATTCATCCAGCACTACCCCGTGAGGGTTCAAACCGTCAAGGGTTTTATCCTGCGCTACCAGCGGGCGCAGTTCAGACCGGCCATAGCGGATGTATTTCAGGTTTTGGCTGTTGGCAAATCGTAACTCGCGCGAAACGTCGGCCAGGTCGCGGCTCAAGTCCTGAGCCATGCGAAAGGCTTCGTCGAACACGATGCGCGCCTGATCGAGCTTGGTTGCGGCGGTGTATATGTCGGCTGCAGATTCGCCGTCAACCATCAGCAGGTCGAGCGATATGCCAGCCGCGAAGGTGCTTTTGCCGTTCTTGCGCGGTACCGTTATCAGGGCTTTTGAGTAGCGGCGGTTACCGTGTTCGTCAATGAATCCGAAGATGTTAGCCAGCGCGAAAGCCTGCCAGGGTTCGATGAAAAACGGCTTGCCCGCTTCGCTTCCTTTCGTGTGTCGCAGCAGCTGAATAAACTTTATCACAACCTTCGCGCGCTTTTCGTCAAAGCGGTAACCCGGCGGCGGGTCGGCCCTTTCGCGGATATATCGGTCGGCGGCAAGCCGTACCAGCTCGCAGGCTGGTATCTTACCCGACACGATGTCGGCGGCGTAATTGTCTGCATCGGTGAGTGTAGCTGCTTTCTTCATTCGCTGTCGTTTAGCATGTCCATCAGTGTAGACACTTTGCCCTTTTCTGTCTTACGTTTGTCGTACATGTAGGCCCGGCCGCGCGGCGTCATTCCGAAGTCGTTTAGCATTTTGTGGTATTGAGGGCGTATCTTGATAAGTGCCTGATATTCAGGACTTACAACGTCCTGACCTGTGCTACCTATTGAGGTGTAACGCTCTACTCCGTCCGGCCCTTTCAGCAGGTTCTTCAGCCGCTGCACCTCGGTATGTATGTCGCAAAATTCGATGATGCCCGGCAGGTCTGTCCATGAATCGACGCCCATCGCGCGAATGCTTTCGATTGCATGCAGGTAGAATTTGTGCCAAACTTCGCATTTGCCCGGCGGCGGCTCCGGCGTATATTGCAACAACTCGGCCGGCGGATCCGGAACGTTGATAATATCCGGGGCTTGTGCCAGGTACTTTTTTCGATCCACTGGGTCTTTGTGCTTGCCAATTATTGCGCGCTGCTTTGCCATTTCTGCTTAGGTTGATGTTTTGAACCTACCAAAAACACCGGCTTCATTACCTTTCACGTGTTCAAAG